GTCGATGTCCGCGTCCTCGGGGTCGTCACCGGCGACGACCCCGAGGACGCGGACATCGACCTGGACGCGTTCGCCGACTTCATCGACTACCTCGAGGAGAACTACGTCGTCGACGTCGCCGGCTGGCAGGAGTTCTCCATCGGTGCCGGCGCCCTCCACCGCACGATGGAGCTGGTGATGGCCTACGCGGGCGAGATGGGAAAAGGCGTGGCCTGATCGACCTCGTCCGTGAGCACCCGGAGATCCGCACGGACCTCTGGGTGCTCTACGGGGTCGACGTGGACGAGTGGGTGTGGCGCCCGGACGTCCGGCTGCTGGTCGGCCTGATCGAACGGCTGCCCTACGAGCCGCGCAGCATGTACCGGGCCCGGTCGCTGGGAGACGACGCCTGGTTCGGGTGGACCACGGAGGCCGCGCTGTTGGCCGAGATGGTCGACATGCAGGCGTTCGCGGCGGCCGCCGCGGCCGTGAACAAGAAGGCCCGCCACAAGCGCATCGTCTCCCGCCCAGAAGTGAAGAAGCAGACGCGTGTGGTGACCACCCGCGACGACGTCGGAGCCGCCTTGGACGCGTTGCTCGGCTAGGAGGTTCCTCATGCCCGCAGGCCGCGGCCAGGTTGGTCAGCTCTCGATCCGTGTCCTGCCGGACACCCGCAAGTTCAAGGACGATCTGCGGAAGGCGTTGAAGCGCATCGAGCGCACGGTGTCCGCGACCGTGCAGGTGGGCGCGGAGCTCTCCCGCGGGTCGGCGTTGAAGTTGAAGCGGGAGATCGCCGCCCTGGACGCCGAGATGAAGGTCAAGGCGACCGTCGACGACGCCGACGAGGCCCTGCGCGAACTGGGCAAGAAGGCCGACCGCGCGCGCGTGCAGGTGCCCGTCACCGTGGGCGGTGTGGACCGTGCGTGGCAGACCCGGTTGAAGCGTCAGGTCGAGGACGCCGCCAAGGCGGTGGAGGTCACGATCCCGGCCGGCGTCGACGGGGAGCGGATGCGCCGCGACCTGCGCGACCGGATCGCGCTGCTCGAGGCGAGCATGAACGTGTCCGTGCCCGCGGACGTTCACGCGGCCGCGGAGTGGCGGGCCAACGTGGAGCGCATGGTCAAGGAGATCGAGGCCATGCGCCCCGAACTCCACGTCGACCCCGTCGCCAACCACGCCTTGTGGCGGGCGCAGCTCGCGCTCATGCTCCGCGACCGGGATATGTGGGTGAACGTGCGGGCCCGCACCGCGGGGGCCACCAACCTGCTGTCCCGGTACTCGGGGTTCGCGCCCATGCAACGGATGACCAGTGAGTTCTACGAGCTGATCTCCGAGATGGACCAGGCGATGCCGCGTCTCGTGCGGCAGGTCACGGTGCTGGGCACCGTGGCCGCGGCCACGGCCGCTGGCCTGTCCAACCTGCTGGTCCTGGGCGCCGACCTCGCCCGGATCGGTTCGCTCGGCCTGGTCGCGCCGGCCGCGCTGGCTGGTATCGGTGTGGCCGCCGCCGCCCTGGTCTGGTCGTTGAAGGACGCGAAGGACTACATCGGCGACGTCATCGACCAGTACAACATCCTGAAGGCGTTGACGTCGGAGGGGTTCTGGTCCACGGCGGAGGCCGGCGTGCGCGCGTTCTCGAACGCGGTCATGCCGCTGGCGCAGGAGCACATGCCGCGTCTGGCCGCCGAGCTCGGGAAGATCCCGGGCGCGGTGGCCGCGGCGTTCGCCACACCGGAGGGTCAGAACTCCCTGGCCCGGTTCTTCGAGAACACGCGTACGGCCCTGGCGAACATGGTGGACGGGTTCACCGCCCTGTCCTCCGCGCTGCTGCGGCTCGTGGACGCCGGCTCCGCGTACCTGCCCCGGCTGGGGGCGGCGTTCACCGCGCAGATGGAGCAGTTCGACGCGTGGACCGCGCGCATCACCTCGGACGGTTCGTTCGAGCAGTGGGTGGAGAACGGGATCACCGCCCTCAAGGGGCTGTGGGCTGTGCTCGGGCAGACCATCGGCATCTTCGGTGCCCTCTCGACGGCGGCTCGGTCCGCGGGAGGCGCGTCCCTCAACGACCTCGCGGCCGGCCTCGAGCGCGTGAACACCGCGCTGCGTGGCCCCGCGTGGCAGGGTGCGCTCACCACCGTGTTCAAGGGCGCCCACGACGCGATGGGCAACCTCGGGCCCGCCATGCAGGCGCTCGGGGACGCGTTCATCAACCTGGCCCCGACCCTGTCCCGGATCATGGACCTGGCGACGCAGATCGCGACGGTCGCCATCGTCGGGATCGCCGAAGCCCTCCAGGACCCGGTGTTCACGTCCGGCCTGGGGTCCATGCTGGAGGGCGCCCTCGCGGGGATGCAGGCGTTCGCGCCGGCGTTCACCGAGATCGCGAAGCACATGGGGAGCATCCTCGAGCTCGCGGGCGTCATGGCGGAGGCGTTCGGGCCGCTGCTGGCCGAAGCGCTCATCGCGTTCGCCCCCGTGATCCCCGAGATCACCGACGCCATCGCGGCGCTGGTGCCCGTGCTCACGGAGGGGCTGCTCGCGGCCGTCCAGTTCCTTGCCCCCCTGGTCGTCGCCGTCGTGACGGCGATCTCCGACTGGGTGCAGGCCAACCCCGAACTGGCCGCCACACTCCTCGCGGCGATCGTTGCGCTCGGGCTGCTCATCAGCGCCGTGTCCAGCATCATCAGTTTCGTCGCCCCCATCATCGGGGCAATCGCCACGATCGTCGGCGCGGTCGGCATGGTCGGTGCGGCCGCGCTGCTCGCCGCGGTCGGGTGGGCGCTGGCGATCGGGCTCATCATCGGGGCCCTGGTCGGGCTCGTCGTCGCTGTCATCGCCTACTGGGACGAGATCGTGGCCTGGTGGAACTCCGGGCTCGAGCAGATGGGCATTGACACGGAGCGTGGCTGGCAGGGTGTCCTCGACTGGTGGAACGAGGGCATGGGCTCCATGCAGCAGCAGGCGAAGGATGGCCTCGCTGCGATCGGCCGGTGGTGGTCGGAGGGCTGGGCCTCTATGGGGCAGCAGCTCAGCGAAGCGTGGGAGTCGTTCACGACCTCCACCGCTGAGGGCATCGCCAACGTGGTCACGTTCTTCGCGGAACTGCCCGGCCGGATCCTGGAGGCGCTGGGTGACCTCGGCGGGACGCTCATGGAGGCTGGATCCTCGATCATGGGCGGCTTCCTGAACGGCCTCAAGTCCAAGTGGGGCGAGGTCAAGGACTTCGTGGGGGGCATCGCGTCCTGGATCGCGGACAACAAGGGCCCGCTCTCCTACGACCGCACCCTCCTGGTGCCGGCCGGTCTGGCGATCATGGGCGGCTTCAACAAGGCGCTGCGGAAGGGCATGGAGGCCGTGAAGGCCACCGTGCGCTCGGTCGCGCCGATGATCCAGCGGGCCATGTCCCCGGTGGATCTGGGCGCGAAGGTGGACGCCACCATGTCCGCGGTGAAGGCGCGCGCGGGCGACATCATCCCGTCGCCCCGCGTGTCCGATCTCCAAGTGGAGACGGTCTCGCACATTGAGGAGGAGCGCAGCTACAACGCGGAGCTGCTGGGCAGTGTGCTCGGCCCCTCCGTGAAGGACGCCATCGACGGCATGGAACTGACTCTGGACGGGCGCACGGCCATCGGCGCGCTCAAGCAGCACCGGGCCTGGTGATGGCCGCTAACGGAAGGGAGGGGCCATGATCCCTGGTGGCTTGCTAGGCCCGGTCGGCGGGTTGGAGCAGCTGTATTTCACGACGGCTGAGCCCGTGCAGAAGGCGACTAGGTTCTCGCGGCGCATGGCGTTGAGCGGGTCGGGGCGGGCGCAGGTGCTACCGCGCCCGCCCCGTGTGTGGGCGTGCGAGATCGAGCATGATGCCCCGCATGAGGGTCAGGCGTTGGACCAGCTGGAGGATCTTCTGGCCCGTCAGCGTGACCCCCTGGTGTGGTATCCGGCTATCGCGCAGGCCGTGAACATGCTGGACCCGGAGGCGTCTTTGATGCACGAGACGCGGTGGACTGGCCTCACCCCGGGTGGTGCGCGCGTGTTGCCCGGCGATGGCCTTCCTGGGCCGCGTTTCTTGCGGTCGGGGGCGACGCATCCCACAACCGGGTGGGCGCACCTGTCGAACATCCCCGTCCCCCACGACCGTGTCATGACGGCATCGGCCTATGTGACCGCGTTCCTGGGCTACAACGGCTTCTTCTGGGTGGATGAGTTGGCGATGGATGGCCGGACTGTGCGCGTGCATAAGGCGAACACGGTGATCGCGGACGACACGAACGGGGTTTCGACGACCCTCCAGCGGCTTTCTCACACGTTCAAGACTTCCCCGGAGACGGTGGCCCTCACCTTCGGTTTCGCCCGTTGTTCTACCGTGGTAGCGCCTGCCCTGACCTTGACGAGTGAGCCGCAGCCGTGGTCTACGGGGCGGGGCTGTTGGGCGGCGACGGTGGAGGTCACGTCGCGGACGCCGCTGTGGGCTGGGACCCGTCATCACATCTACGGGTCTGCTGAACGAACCGCCTTCACTGTCGAGGAAATACCTATCTGACCGCCTAGGAGGCCCCCGTGGTGATGACTGTCGCTGAAGTTGAGTCTGAGGTTCGGGGGTGGGCGAACACTGTCAATGGGCGTGACCTGGATGAGGACGGCGGGTATGGGGCGCAGTGCGTTGACCTGATCCTGCACTATATCCGTACCCTCCACGGTGAGGCCCATCTGCGCGGGCATGGTGTGGCGCTGGCGGACAATCTCATCTCGCAGCGCGGGTGGACTCGTGTGTCCACGTCGAGCCGTCTGATCCAGTCCGGTGACGTGCTCTCTCTCGGCCCCGCCCCGTACGGGCATGTCATGGTTGCCGTGTCGAGGCTGGCGGATGGCCGCTGGCGGATCGTGGACCAGAACTCTCGCGGCACTGGGGACAAGCCGGTGGGTGGGACCGAGATCCGCACGGTCACTATCGGGTCGAACCTGGTTGCCATCGCACGCCCGCCCCGGTACACGGGGGCCACCGCTGAGCCGGTTACCCCGACCGAGCCCCCGAAGCCGGCACACGAGGTACTGGCGGCGACCCCGGTGCGGGCATCCTCGACCGAGCCCGCCGGGGTGCTGTCCAACACGGTGCTGGTGGCTCAGGCCGCGAAGATCGCGGGCGTTCCCCTGCACATCGCGGCTGCCCTCATCTACAAGGAGTCGCGTGGCCTGAACATCTACGGCCACGACTGGGGCGGCGTCTACTCGACGGCCTCGGGCCCGGTCACCATCGGCGGGACCACCTACCCGACCGGCTCTGACATCCCTGTCACGCGGGCCAATTATCTGTCCTTCCTGGACTTGCTGCTGTCCGGGGACGCACGGCGACCGGGCGTGGTGTCCAATGGCGTCGGTCCGGCACAGATCACGTATTACGGGTTCCATGTGCAGGCCCGTCAGGATGGGGTGGACCTGTCCGACCCGCTGGCGAACATGGTGTTCGGTCTGCGCCTGCTGGCCGGGTACCTGGGCCGGGACTACACGCGGACATCCGTGGAGGAAGCCGGCACCCTCTACAACGCCGGTTCCTTGGACAACGGCGTCAACGCGTATGGCCGTTCCATCTGGTACCTGTCTGAGCAGTATCGTAAGGCGCTGGTCGGAGCGGACCAGGGCGGCACGGTCAACCCCATGCCAGACGGCCCGGACCCGTCCGCGCCGCTGCCCCCGGACCCGGCGACGGAGGTCACCCGCGACCCCGGCCCGGCGCCCACCATCACCACTACGGCGGTCACCGAGGTGACGCTCCCGGACCCGCTGGACGGGCCCTGGGCTGAAAGCGGCCGCATCATCGCCCCGACCTCCCGGCTGTGGTGGCGAGACCGCTGGTGGTCGATCCTGGACGCTGAGGTGCAGCGGTCCATACAGTCCCCCGGCCCGGACCAGAACCCGATGGGCGGCACTCTCATGGAGGCCACCGCTCGGGCCACGATCACCCGTCCGACCTCCCTGTCCAACCGGGAGTGGAGTGTGCTGGTGGACTCGCCGCCCGCGCCCGGTGAGGCGGTCATCTTGCAGGCGTCTATGGATGGCGGCGAAACCTGGGTGAGCCGTTTGACGGGCGTCGTGGACGACACGGCGGGCGCTGTGGGCGAGTTCACCGTGGAACTCAACTTGGTTGATGAAACGGACCGTCTGCGCCGCACCTGGTCTCATTCGGCGGTGTCTTTCCGGCAGCCTTCCCCGCTGGATGGTGGGCGCTACCTGGCACCGGGTATTCATCCGGCCTATCTGACGTCGATGGCTGTGCGTAAGTGTGGCTTCTTGGCGACCCCGCCGATGCCTGCCACGGCTATGGTGTCCGTCCCGATGCTGGGGTCCATGTGGCCTGAGCGTGGCACCTTGGAGCACTGCACGATCCTGGACCAGTCCGAGAACCGGGGCACTATCGGTGATGATGCCCCGGAGTGTGTGCCGACCTGGTGGGGGTTCGCGGTGGCGAACACGTGGGCACGCTATAAGCCTGCCCGCCCGGAGGAGCTGCGTGGGCGTCTCACCACGACAATGGGTGTGCGGATGCTCGTTGACCCGCCGAAGGACTACCCGGCGTTTGTGGAGCTGTACTGGGGTGGGGACACCTCTGTGATGATCCAGGTCCGCCGCCAGCACGTCCGGGTGGAATGCCAGGTGGGTTGGCGTCCGAACGGGTGGCGGCGTGTGACCCACACCCGCACCCGGACCCTCACGGACGCGCAGCGTTCCACGGGGTTCCAACTGGACGTGTGGCTGCACTCTGGTGGGCGGGTGGAGATCGTCATTGACGGGGACTCCCACTCGTATGACACTCCACTGATTTCGTGGCCGGAGAAGATGCGGACCACGGACCTTCAGCGCGTGTCTGTGGCGGTGCGGCCTTTCTCCACGATCATTGGCGGGCTGATCGTCGCTTCGACGGCGGACCGCTCACAGTTGGGCGATTGGACACACAACTTCCGCCCGGAGATCGACACGAATCACATGCTGTGGGGCATGCCGGCCATCCACGAGAAGCCCGCCCTTGACCTGTGCACTGAGCAGTCGGAGGGGATGCTCTCGACCATGTGGCTTGACGAGCGCGGCATCCTGCGTTACGTGGAGCGTCACCCGATGGATGGGCGCAAGTCGGTTCGGACGATCACGGAAGCGGACCTGGTGTCCGCCCCGTGGAGGCTGGACCGGGGCTCAGTGGTCTCCCACGTTTCCGCTAAGTGGCGGTACCCGACGATGAACCACCGGCGCATGTCCTCGGGGCATTGGATGGAGGTGTGGGAGTCCCCCAAGGACGCCCTCGAGCCGGGCCAGATTTGGGAGCAGATCGTGGACATCCCGGCGGATGAGGAATGGGTGTGGGTGGACGGCAGTGTGTCGATCATCGACTCCCGTGGTATCGCTGTGGCGAACCGGCGTGTGGGCTCGGTGCTGGGTGGCACCTGGACTGCTGAGGTCACCGACGCTGAGGGCAGGGTGTCGCGTGTTGAGCGGGACACGCCCATGTCCTACCTGTCCGCTGAGGCGTGGCGGGTCAACCAGCGTGCTATCGGCGTGCGTGTCATCTACGACATCGCGGGCCGTGACACCGCCTATGAGGCTGCCCTGTCCATGCACGACATGACGGACAAGGGGCTGTCGAAGTCCCTGGTGGGGCGTGGCCTGGTGTTGCGCGCCCGTGGGAAGCAGACGTGGGCTGACCGGGCACTGCCGGCGGAGGCGACGGGCGCGAAGCTTCCTGCCCCGGTGGAGTACGAGCACGACGGCGGGATTTGGTTGCAGTCATCGCTTGTTGCTGAGCGTATCCGCCGCCGCCTGCTGTTGATGCTGGCCCAGCCGATTCCTACGTGGGGGCCGGTGGAGATGGCGGTCCCGGACCTTTCCCTGTCTCTCGGCGACACCGTCACTCTCTCCCTGGAGGGCGTGTCGAAGCCGCAGCGTGTCTGCGGCATCCGAGAGACGTATTCCCCCACGGATGGGGCTACTCAGACGCTGACGCTCCGTCAGCTCCGACCCTGATAGGAGGCCAGTATGGCCCTGCTTTCGACGCCCGGTTCGTGGCTGTATGTGGACCCGGACGATCCCCGCCACCGGGTGGTGACCCCGGAGGACACGCGGGATATCGCCCTCAACGGTGACGCCCGGATGCGTGAGCAGTCCGCGAAGATCGGCACGCTGGAGTCCTACGTGCGCACGCTGGCGGCCCAGCCTGGGATCGGCCCCGGCCAGGTCACTGACCTTGCCGTGGCCGGGCTGCTGGCGGACCGCACCTCGTCCACTGCGCAGGGGGTGGATGACCGTATCGACAAGGCTGTGGCGCGTGCCTCCAATGGTGTCCGCCCGGAGTCTTTCGGTACGGGTGCGGCAGCACTGGAGGCCGCGATCCGGGAGGCGGCAGCCCGTGGCGGGCATGTGTTGCTCACCGCCGGCAAGGTGTACCCGCTGGAGCGGACCGTGTCGACGGCGGGTGTGGATGTGGCGATCCGGTGTGATGGTGCGGCCCCGGCGGTGCTTTCTGCCGAGCGGGCTTCCGGTGATGTGTTGCGGTTCTCGGGGGACGGGTCGGCCACGGTCCGGTCCCTGACCGGGTCGCAGACGGTGGGACACTACGACTGGAAGGTGGGCGACACGTCCGGCATTGAGCCGGGCATGATCATGATCGTCAAGTCCTCGAAGTCGTGGTACTACGATCCGCGCCCCGAGCAGACGGATGGCCGCAAGTCGGAGCTTCACCTGGTTCACCGGGTGGAGGACGGTGTCGTCTGGACGGTGGATCCCGCGAATGACGGCTACGTCCTGCCCGGTGAGTCGGTGGAGGTTTCCTTTGTTCGCCCGATCCGGGTGGACCTGGAGAACTTCATCATCCGTAACAAGAAGTTGCCGGAGGGTCCGTCTGTGGTCGGTGCTATCGGCATCCGGGTGGAGCATTCCGCGCACGCTTCGATCCGGCGGGTGTGGGCGGAGGACTGCCAGCAGATCGGGTTCTTCCTCCGCCTTTCATTCCGCCCTGTGGTGGAGGGTGGTGGCGCGTTCGGCGCTAACGGCTCTTCCAGTGGGTACGGCCTCCAGTTCTCGGGGTGCGACCATGGCGTCGCCCGAGGGATGCTGTTCTGGAACTGCGGGCGCGGCGCAGACGTGTCCGGTGCGCAGATCATCAGCCGCCACACACTGATCGAGGACTGCACGACGGCCGGCGGAGGCAAGCACTCCGACGGCACATGGTTCGGTTGGGGGCCCTCGGGCGAGGAAGCTGCGATGTGCACGGGGTTCGGCACGCACGGCACCGCTGACCGGACCACCTACCGGGGGTGCACGACGATGGGCGTGCATCGGGCCTACAACCTGCGTGGCGGAAACGAGCGCATCGAGAACGCAACACACATCGGCGGGGCGGCGGATGGCCCGTCCGGCGTGGTGACTTTGCTGCACGGCGAGCACCTGTCCATCGACGGGTTCCGGGTGCTGGACTTCGGCTATTCGGTGGCCTCGGACGGGGCGAAGGACACGACGGTGTCCGATGGTGGGGCGAACATGGGCGCCCGCCGGGCGTCGTGCTTCCTGTATGTGACCCGCTGGTACAAGAAGACCACGGCGCACGTGTACATCACCAACGTGGACGCGCAGGTGCGGGACACGTTCGCAAAGTTTGACGAGTACGGACTGTTCACGGGCGCCGCCAGAGTCCACATGTCGAACATCCGAGTCCGGTTCCTGAGCGCCCTCTCGGCTGACGCGTGCGCGGTGTTCCGCTCTCTCGCGCCCACCGTGGCGGCCACCGGCGACAAGTGGACCATCGGCCCTATCGCCTACGAGCGTGACAATGTGCCCAGCGGTGCAGGCCCGGTGACGCTGACGGCTGGGGTCAACATCGCGGGCGCCCGTGTCATCACCTACGGCACGTCCGGGGCTACGTCGTAACCAGCTTTCACGCCCCTATACATGCCCACCAAACCGTGACCTGCTAGGAGCACACCGTGACGACACTCATTTTCGACTGGTCCGACTGGAACGGCCCCGCGTCAGGGCATGTGGTAGTGACCCGGCGGACGTGGCGGCGCGCCCCGGAGTCCCTGCATGTGCCGTGGCAGGTGGTGTTGCCCGTGGATGGGCGGGCGACCCTGGATGTGGCGCATGTGGCAGGGGAGGCCGTGTCGATCCTGTGGTCACCACGGGGCGCGTCATCCCGGACCGACCATGTGCTGATCCCGGACGACGGGGAAAACCTGGCGCACCTGCTGGACCGGGTGGACCCGTCCACGCTGGAGCCGCTGCCGGAGGACCTGCCGTCCGCCGTTGACCTTGTGGCGCGGGCGGAGGAGGCCGCACGGGTCGCAACAGCGACCACCGCGACCATCACCGAGTCCTCCCAGCAGGCCGCCGACGCCGCCGAGCAGGCGCGCGACGCCGCCACCCTGTCGCAGGAGTCGGCCCTGTCCGTCATGCCCATGCTGTCCGGGTCCGTCACCATCACCCCGGAGGGCGGCACGCTCGCCGTGGACCTGGGGCAGGCCGTGAATGTGGCGACCGGCCTGGCCGGGACCAGCGGGGCCGTGGACGTCACGTTCCCGCCCGTCACCACGCCGGACGGCCGCGTGGACCCGGACGGGCTGGGCACCCTGCTGCGCGTGGACGCCGGCGCGGACCGGCTCACCTGGCCCGGCGGGACCGTCGTGCATGGCACCCCGCCGGCCGGCCAGTCGGCCCTGGCATCGCTGGTCCGCGTCGGCGGGTCCGTCACCGTTGTCTGGCCGCCCGACGTCGTGACCAGCACGGCCCCTGGAGTCACGGCGCAGATCGCGAAGATCGAACAGATCATCGGCGGGGAGGTGGAAGTCCAGCCGGGCGGGACCGTCCTGCAGGAGACCTACGCGCACACTAGCAAGCTCCCCGCCGTGTTCGTGAACCCGCATTCCTACCCGACCAACCGTGAGCTGGTGCTCACCGTGGGCAAGATCGAACAATCACTGACCGTGGGCGAGAGTTTCTCGACCTACGTCGGGCACCGCCCGGGCGGCCTGAAGGACTACAGCATCTGGGCGGCCCCCACGCTGGACCCTGACGGCGGGCCGGTGAAGAACAATGACGGGTGGCTGGTGGCCCTCGCGCCGGGGCCGGCGTGGGGGAACGTCTACGTGGAGGAGGCGCTATGGGACATTCAGTCGCGCGTGGCGACTAGCACCCTGGAGATATTCACGGACGACACGTGGGGGGTCATCCTCCAGTACGACGCGAGCAACCCGCGCTGGGAGGTGTACGACTGGGGAGACGTGGCTGAACTGGTCTACACCGAGA